TGGATGTCCTGACCCTGATCGAGGTCTATCCCAAACTTCATTAGGCGGCGTCGGATATGTGTGCCCACAGCAAGCTGTAGGGCCACAGAACCGGACGCTTCCTTGCAACAACCCCTGTTCTTTGTCGCGTCTTTAGGGACGCTGAAGAACTCATTGTGGCGAACGAGGATAGGAGGTGCTGTATAGCACCGCCCCCATGCCGTTCGCTCAATGAAAGGGGTTAAGCACTGAGTTTGAGGATAAAGGGTTGGCGTTGTCGACAGTTTGTCGGGTATTGTTATTTTTACACCCTTGTTACTCACAGTGGCACCAGGTGAGAACCTTGGTACGATTTTTCCTGGCAGCGTTCCAAGTACACGACTTATCTTTTTCCGCCATACCGTGATGAACGGTATGACGCGCACATCCGCAGGGCTGAAAGGACCCTGGTTATGGATGAAGCGGGAGAGTCGTGCGTTGGTAGCTGCATTCTGGCGTTCGCAATGCCAGAATGTGTCTAGAGCGCTTTGATGCAAATCCCCCTGTAACGGTGGGGATTTGCGAGCAAAGTCCGTCACGCATGCATCAAGTGCATAGCGTTCAGGGTCGCTGTAGTCACCAGGAGCCACGGCAGACAGTTTTTGAAGCTGCTGCCACTCGCGTGCGTCTGCCATAAGGCGGACTGCTAAACCGCGAGGTGAGTCGACGTTGCTAGCTAGGCGGGCAAGTACCGCACAGACTTGGTCTGTACTTATCATCAGTTCGTTCTCCTATTTCCTCAGTAATGCAAGGCAGATAACTGCTCCTAAGGCCAAGGCCAGAGGAACCACTGGATCAGTGATCTGCATTACGAGGCGGGAGAACCTTCCTTCATCATGCTCTTAACAAGAGCATGGGAGAGGAAGTTGGTTGTGTATGCCACGGCATCGTCCTTGAGGCTCTCCGGAAAGTCAGCAGGAATGCTGACCGTCACGTTGGTCTCGAAGGCAGATTGCACGTTGGTAAGCCCGGTCACTGTATCAGTGAACGAGCTTGGCACACGCACCTTGAACTGAACGATCTTGCTCGCAGACCGACCATTTCCCGAATTTCCCTGGCCATGACGCGCGAGCGCCGTGACACGGGGGAAGACGGAAGAAATGGCCCCTTCTTTTAGCGCCCATTCTGCCACACCGCCGTAACCGGCGGCGGGAGCGAGGAGCTTGAAGGATTTGTCGACAGCTGCAGCGTTTTTGATGGTGAGATCGGTTGCCTGAGGCATATTTACTTTCTATTGAGGAAGGGTTTAAAGATTCGCAGTACTGGGATGGCCTGTTGGACCATAAGCGAAGCAGCCATAGCTGCCAGCTCCCAGTTTGCCTCAGGGACCCGGAATTCAAGCTGACTAGGTAACGACGGTCCTTCTAGGAACCGCTGTACATAGAAGCTTTCGTTTCCGAGTGACTGAGACCCCACAAAGGGATACTGCACGATGTGGTTAATGTGACGAGTCGATTTGATCCTAACAGTCTTTGTCGGGTTTACGAATGACAAACCGGCGAAGTCAGTGATTGAGTTCACTAACGAGCCGATATTGACAAACATATTCACGATGAAA